AGATTCTATCAATCGTGTTGCTGCCGCGGATAGCGACGCTCTGTGCATAGCGAAGCCGGACCTCGGCATCACTTTCCGCCAGCCGCCCGGGCGAATACTTGACCGCGTTGTTTACCGAGGTCAGGCCGTTCACGCCCGTGACGATTTGGGTTATCGTACCCAGCGGGAGCGAGGTGTCGCCGTACTCGACGGTTTCATACGACAGGTTCGAGGTCACCTGTTCGACCTGTACGTTCGAGGTCAGTTCCGCGTAGAACGAGTCGTCCTCTTTGGTTCCCGTCGCCACAATCAGCTTCACGAGCGCACCGGTGTCATCCATGTCGTCGGTGATTTCCTCGGTAATTGTTAGGCCAATTTTCTCGCCCGCTTCCACGAACGCCGCTTTCATGGCATCATAGGCCGCCGCGTAGGTGGCGCAACCGCTGATGGTCTTGGTGTAGGCTTGAACAACGGTTCCGACGGAGCCGCTGTCAATGTTTTGGTGCAGGGTAATCGTGTACTCCGTCACCTTGGACACGTCGGTTAAGACAGGCCGTACCTTGATGCGCCAAAAGTTTTCGCGGCTGATTTCTTGGTTCGAGGACGCTTGCAGCTGGCGTTCAGGCTGTGTCGTGGACTTCACAAGGCTGCCGTAAGGAATGAGTGTTCCATCGTCGCCCGTGCAGGCGAGGACATAGCGACTTCTTTTCCGGGCCTTGCGCATGAATCCCGAAATCTGGATGTCATTGTCCAAGTTTACCCCGTCAGCGCTTCCGGGATAAAGCTGGTAGTACACATTCTCGACTTCTTCCCACAACTGTTCCTGCTGATCGGCAAAGGACTGGACGATGACCGCGAAAAACGACTGCGGGTGTTCCGACGGGTCTACGCCGATAGTTCCCTTGAAATACTCGCACAGTTCGGAGAAAATCTCGTCAAGGCGCTTTCTTCTAAAGCCTGTGGGCAGCGCGCCGTATTCGCTCATGTGTACTCCACCTCACTTTCGATGATTTCGTCACTGGTTTCTACCGTGAACCGGCAGGTGCATTTTCGCTCGTCCTCGTCAAATTCAACGACGCAGCTTTTCACGTTCTTTACCTCGTCAAATTCCATGAGGGCAGAGCGGATGATGTTGGCAATTTCCTGCGTGTTCGGCTTTTTCACCAGTATTTTTTCAAAGTACGGGATACCGAGCTCCTCGTTATACTTCCACTCGGCCAGCGACCAGCGCAGCTTGATTTGAATGGCTTGCCGCAGGCTGTCGGTAACAACCACATCGCCGTCCTTGGTGAAATACAGGTCGCCGCTTGTGTCGAGCGCAAGATCCTTTATCATCGTGTCACCCTCCAATCAGCGAGCCGCCGACGTGCAAATTACCCTCGACGTAGGTTTCGTCGGCCTTGGCTTCGATGTAGTGGCCGCCGTCGTAGTAGATGCCGGCGGCGCCACTGCCGACCTTGATGCTTTTCTCGCCCACGGACACCTCTCCGGATGTCTCGGTAAGTTCGATTTTTGCATTTCCCCCGACCGTTGCTTTCATATTCCCCTCGGAAATCTTAATGCCCGTGTCCTCGTTCAGCTGCAAGGACGCTTCATCCTCGCTCACAGTGGCCTGTGCATTCACGCATTTAAGCGTTGCGCCGTCATTCTTGATGACAGCGCTGTGGTCCTCGTCTCCGGCTTCTGCCGTGACCTCATTTTCCTTGATGGACACCTTTGTGGTGTCGTTCAGACTTGCGAGAATTTCATCTTCCTTGACCGACACCTTGGCAATCTCGTTCACGTCTCCAACGATGCCGTCATCGTCGATTTTGACGCTGACCGTATCCTTGAACTTGACGTGAATCTCGTCCTTTCCCGCGAGGATTTCGTTCTCCTCGGAAAACAGAATTGCCGCGTTCTTGGCCTTGGCCTTGGACACCGCGGCGGGTGCAGACTTCAACAGACACGGAACGCAGATTGCATTGGACAGGCCGAACCGCAGGCCGCTGGTGTAGTTTCCGCTCTGCCATTGTGACAGGGTGCTTTCACAGCAGACAATAAGACAGGCATCCCCGGCAGATACCGGGAATGCCACGCCTATCTTGCCATTTGCGGACATCGGCAAAACGATGGGGCAGCCCGAAATACTTGGGTACGCCATGCTCTTTCCGTCGGCTGTCCTAAAGGTCACAGACGGCTTAACCGATGCGGTCATACCGTTTGCCGAGGTGATGGTGCCGGGCATAGCCGTATGTACCCCGGACAGAGTATCGTCTATCAGACGTTTTATCTCGTCGAAAAGGCGCTGGGCCATTATTTCACCTCCAATAATTCAGCGACGCACACCCAAGAATCTTCACCGCTGCCCTCGCTATCCCCTTTCGTGTCGATTTTCGAGACACGGAAAGCGCCGGTCGCCAGCTTACTCGAAAGCATGACGTAGTCGTTCGCCTGGATGTGGCCGTTCATCAAAAACGTGACCTTCCACCCGGTTTGTGTTTTTCTTTTCGTCGTGTTGGCATTTTGGCTGTTGGACGTGGATGCGTTATCGTACAGCCGCTCGGGGTAGCCGATAAGTCCCGTCTCGGCGCTGAGGACATAGGCCATAGCCGTAATGGCCTCATTGGCCGCGCAGACCTGCACGACCCCGTTTTGAATGGAAAAGTTCGTGTTGCTTGCGCCACACACCTGATGGAACAGCGTTGTCGCGCTGCCCACGAAGCTGAAATTCTTAAACGACGGAAATGTACAACTCGGGCTGAACAGAATCGCGCACCCCATACTGACGGCGGCATCGGTAAGAATCTTCTTGCCGTTCACGCTGCCACGGTACGAAATGCTGACGTTGGTATCTCGTGTCGCCACAAGACCGTCAACGATACTAATTTCCGTACAGGTGTCAGCGCCCTCGTGCGCAGAATCAATATGGCTGACCGTTCCCTGTATGATGGTCGCCATATCGCCGTCGTACCCAGCCTGTAAGTCCACAACGCAGTTTTCTTGTTCCAGCACCGCGAGAGACTGCGGTGACAGGTTGTAGATTTTTATGGTGGCCGTGTTGTTCGATTCGCTGTCACCGCGCTCCACCTCGAAGTTGATGTGAAGAGATCTTCCCGTCACGACATCCGGCGCACCGATTTCAAAGCCCATCGTGCCGGTCGTTCCCGCTATGAGCCTGTACGCTCTCTTGAAATTTTTCATTCCAGCAGCTCCCCTGTCGGGATATAGCACAACGAAGCGCTCCCGTCATCGAAAGAATACCGCGTGATTCTCTCCTCCGTGGAAAGCACCACGAGCGCCCCCTGCGGCACGCTGTACGACGTGTACCACACGTTCAAGGGAAAGTTAGGCACTAGGCGTATACCGTCCACAATAGGCTCTCCCTCATCGTTACAGAATCCTATCGTCCAAAAGTCGCCTGTGCTGTTGTATGAGAGGTGCAGCACACACAACTCGCCGTCGAGCATTGTGCGGCAAAGGTAGTCGTTCTGCCCGGTTGGCAGGATGATTTTGAAATAATCCATATATGCCCCCTTAGAACAACTTGGAAACTCTGTTGAGCATTCCCTTGGCTATCGAACTACCCTTGCTGCTACTTCTGCTAGACGAACTGGACTTGGAACTTGCGGTCTTGCTCGTGGTCTTTTTGGTGGACACGCTACCCGCGTTGGTTTTCGTGGTGCCACCGCGCGGGAAAGATACGACCACAAGGGCCGTTTTCTTTTCCGTCACGGTTACTTGGGTAAGCGAAAATTCAACGGTGACAGAATCGCCGCTCTCGGCATCATCCGGGATTTTCAGACTCGACAGGGCCATATTTTCCCATGTGTCGCCGTTCGCAATGTAGGTCACCAGCTTCCTGCTGACAAACAGCTTGCGAAGCTGGCGCGTGACTTCTGCTACCCGGTTCGCGGAGGACCCGTGACGGCTGTACCACGTCACCGGGCGGTTGGCAATGGTCGCGGTCACATTCAGCGTAGTTGCCTTTACGATGATGTCGTCGCTCGTCGTGTAGCCGTTCTCCGTTGCGTACTCCGGCACTTCTGCACTAAGCTGCTCGTCCTTGGTTTTGACAGCGTCGAACTCTATACCGCCCAAACTGGCGGGTGACGAAGCCCTCACGCCCATGCGACATCACCTCCCCGTGTGGGCCATTTGGTTCGCAAGCTCGTCCGCAGCGTTCTTGCTGGTGGTCTTGATTGCTCCCCCGGCCTTAGTGGCCATATCCTTGTCGGTGCAGTAGAACGTGTTCTGGACGTGCTGCTCCACCGAATTGTTGTTCGTGTTCGTGGTCTTGCCCGCAGAAACCGTGTTCCCGAGCGTGGACGTTTTCGTTTTCGTCGTAGGCTCAACGCCGAAGAAGCTGGACACGCCGTCAACCAAGCCGCTCAAAGACGGAAAGTTTTGGGTAATCCAGCCGAACAAATCTCCAAGAACGCCCTTTGCGGAATCCACAAAATCCGAAATCGCACCGAGAATGTCGATGCCGAACGCATCTTGGAAAATGCGGTTGATGTCCTGCACGACCTTGTCTACGGTCTCTTTCAGCGACTCAAAGGCCCCGGCTGTATCGCCGTTGATGATTTTTGAGATGAACTCGAACAGGCCGCCGAAAATAGTCATCACGAGGTCTACGGCCGCACTAATCGTATCGACGATAGAATCGCCGTATTCCGACCAAAACAGCTTCATGCCCGCTATGATAAGGGCCACAAACTGCGAGATGCCCTCAAAGGCAGCTTGTATCCGCTGCCAAATCCACATCGCAACGGCAACTACGGAGTCTCCGTATTCAGACCACCACGCCTTGCACTTGCCGACGACTTTGCCGACCAGCTGGTAGATGAAGTTGAACACCTGCTGCACGACGCTCCAAATCGTTTGGAGCACCGCCTGCACCTTGCTCTTATTTTCTTCCCACCACTGGCCTACGGCTTTTAGGACATCCTGCGCTTTCTGCTTCAAGTCGCTGAAAAAGCCCAAGATTTTTTCTCGGGCTTCGTCGGCATCTATGCCGGCGCCCTCAAGCAGATCCGCGAAGACGGAGTCCTTACCCTGTAAGAACGAAACGAAGTCCTCGACCAGCAGGAACACCGCGAGGATTGCCCCCGCTATAAGCGCGATTTTTGCGCCAGCCGGGTTTAGGAGCGAAAGAATCTTCTTTATGCCGCTGATAATCGTAGGCCCTTTCCATGCTGTGAAAATGGCCGCGACGGCCAACGCCAGCAGCTTCAACATATTCTCTGTGCCACCTACGGCACTCGAGATTTTGTCAAGGCCGGATTCGATAAGACCGAGCACCTTTTCCACAGCACCGAAGCCCTTTAGCATGACCTTAGCCACGGTTTCTGTGATTTTGAACTTCTCGTTCATGTCGGTGATTTTCTTACCGAATCGGTTGCTGATAATCGTCAGCGCGTCACTCACGCTCGCCGCAGTATCCTCGTACTTTTTGCTGATGGAGTCCGCCGCTTTCGTGTAGGCTTCTTTCACGCTCTTTGCCGTAAGCGTACCGCCAGCGGCCATAGATTCCAGCTGCTTTTCGGTTTTTCCCAGCCCCTCGGAGAGAACGTCTATCACTTCCGGGGCGGTCTTTTTCAGCTGCGCAAACACAGTGTTGGAAACCGTACCCGTTGAAAACACGCTTTTGAGCATCGTCTGCACGTTACTCAAATTGCTTGCCTTGCCCGCGACGGTTTCATTCTGCGAGAGCAGCTTTGCAAATTCCCGCGCGTCGTCGATTGGGAACAGGTCTTTGCTCTGCGACGAGAGGTCCGCGACATAGGTGCCGAATTCCTCGTAGCTGGTGCGGCACTCGTTGGCCGACTGCAAGATTTTATCCTGTATCGCCTGCTGGTCTTCAAGGCTGTCCGACGCATACTTGATTTTGTCGTTGACCTCGCTGAACGACTCGACGATTTGGTTCATCTTCGTCAAGCTGACCGTGATGCCGATAAAAGAGAGCAGCTTTGTAGCCTGTGATTTCAGCTCGCCCAACTCACTCAGCGCTTCGTTGGACGACTTCTCGTCGAGGTGCGGGTGAATCTTATGTTCGCTGCCCTTTTCCGCGGTTTCCTGCATTTTCTTGACTTCTGAATTGGTCGCGGCCTGGCTCGCCTTGTCAATCATAAAGCGAACGACGTTGACGAGGTCAGACAGTACCATTGTGCTCGCTGCCACTTGCTACTCACTCCCCCTCTTGACGCTTACTGCGCTGATATTCGATGTCCTGTGCCATGTCGTACAGCGCATACAATTTCAGCGCTTCGTCCAAGGTGTAGCAGTTTTTCAACTCGTACATCGTGGCCTTGCCCGCTGAAATCAGCGCGTACATTTTCAGTTCTAAATCGCTGCCGAAAGCGGCTGCGTCAAACTCTCCGTACTCTGCGAATGCTTCTCCTTGACGGCATCCATGAGAGAGCCAAATGGGATGCCGAGACCATCGAAAAAATTTCCGAAGTTCACCGTCAGCACCTTGACGCTAAGGCGCACGGCGCTCCCGAGGTCTTGGCAGAAAATCTCGTTGAAGTAATCAAGGTTCAGCACCTTGTAGCGCTTCTCGCGGTCTACCTCGTCATCGTCCACGAACGTGATGTTGCCATAGGCCAGCAGCAGATCCGTGAACAGCTTTTGCAGGTTTTCGCCCGACAGGCCGTTGATGGCATGGGCGAGGTTGTCGATAGAGATATTGCCAACGGCCTTTTCAAAGTTGATGTCCTCGTCGTCCTTGCCCTTTACGGAGTCGATGTACTGCTGCATCGCCGGAACGAACAACTGCAAGACCGGCACTAAAAGCACCATCAACGTACCGCAGACGGCCACGGAGTCCATAGCCGCGAACGGATGAATCTGGTACTGGATGCCCGCCACCTCATACGGCACCGGGCGAAACTGCTTTTTAAGCTGCATAACGCCCTCCTATTAGGTGTCGTAGTCGCCGTAGGCAACAAGGATTTTCCAAGTGTGCGTGGCGGCGGTGCTGCTGTACCCGTTCTCGGGGATGTTGGCAATGCTGCATCCCTGCCCCTTGAACAGCGGGTTACTGCCGAGGTCACGAATCATCATGTCGAACATCCCGTCGTAGGTGTCGCGGTCACGCTTGTAGCGG